CACGTACTGGCGTGCCATCGGGCCCTTTGTGCTCCTCGGAGAACTGGATCTGCGAGGTGCCGTTGTGCAACCGCCGCACTTCGGCGACCTGTTGCTCCACGCGCACGGATAGGCCTTGCGCGAGCGTGAGCAGCTCGGAGGCCGTGGCGTACGTCACGCCCGGCAGCTCGGGGGCCTCGGACGGGTCACGCACGTCTTCGATGCGCTCTTCGAGCAGCTCAGCAAACTCCTGCACGCTCAGGCTCCGTCCCGCGAGACTCGTCCAGCGCTTCCACGCATCGGTGAGCGGGAAGTCGTAGACCGCGTGATGCTGCCGCCAGCCGCCACGGTCCATCTCTGCGGGGTGATAATCGTAGACCGCGATAATGCGCCCCTGTCCGTTGGTCAGATTGCAGAACGCGACGGTCTCGCCCGGATCGCTATGCCGCTGGGCATGGGCAATCAGCGAGTCTAGCGTCTGGTGCACCGAGGTGCCCTTGGGCCGCTTCGGATGGGGCAGATGCTTTTCGAAGATCTCGTGTAAGTCGTGAACCGTATGCTCGTTGGACGTGACAAGGACCTGATGGGCTGCGACGCCAATGACAGCGGGTTCCAGATGTTCTCTGACCAGGTCGTGCATGTCGCGAAGGGTCTGGGAATCCATTGGTTGCTAGTCTTCCTTCCGGGCTCGGATCGGGGTGGGCGGTGGCACTTCTGCAAACGGCATCTTTTTCTGTCGCGGATCGGACGCGACAAGCGCGCCCTTGTCGCCGACCCAACGAATCTCTTGCGTGCGCGGCGGGCCGGGGCGCTTGACCGAGGACTGAAAACGAATCTCCACGCGACCGCCGCCGACGGCCTCGAGGATGAACTTCGCGCCGATCTCGCCTTTGGCCTTGTGACCTTGCCGGGCGCGCTCGTTTAAGTACTCGACCATCTCGCGCAGCTCACGACTCAATTCGGTATTCGTAAGCCCGGCGTCATGCTTCGCGACGAGTTCGTCAAACGATTCAATCGAACTACTGCTCATGCTGCTTTCCTTTTGTGCCGGGCAGGTTTCCACCCGCGCTTGCTGATCTCCCCGCGCACCATGTTGGTGGCGGTCATTTCGCTCTTGCCCAGCTGCACCAAGCGTTCCTTCGCAATCGCCATGCCCTCGTGCTCACTGAGACCAAGCGCGGGGCCGTGTTTGAACAGCGCGTTGTAGAGATGATCGGGCGCGGTGCACTCCGCGAGCTTGGCGCGCAAAGTGTCGGCGGGTGACATAGCGACCGCTGATGATGCGCCGTCGCCCTCGGCAGCAATCGCCTCGCGCTCCACGTCCCCGACGTCGTTCGCTGGGGACATCTCAGGCTTCGGTGCACCGCCGCCGTTCGGGGGCTCGGGCTCCTTCGACAAGGCGTTCTTGAGCCATTGTGCCGCCTGCTTGGCGTCGCTCATACCAGGCATCAGCTCCTGCACGCGACGTGTGGCAAGCTTCCGTAGCAACAAGCGAAGCTCCTCGGACCGCAGCTCGATGGCGGCCTTGTTCGTCCGCCAGGTCTCCACCACGTCCTCGGCCGAGTCTGCGAGCGCGAGCAAGTCCATCACGTCCGCGTAAGTGGTGTCCCGTGGCGTCCGCTCGCGCGCCTCGAGGGCCGCAACATGTTCGTTGAGCTGGTTATGGGTGCAGCCCACTCTCGTGACGCCGAGTACGGCCCGTTGTGCTTCGTGCAGATACCGGGCGTCGCCAGCGGCCTCGGTGTAGACCGCCTGGCAATGCTTCTTCCAAACTCGCGCGGCGTCCAGAAGCGTGGCCCCTTCGATCTCGGCGAGGTCACGGCATAGCGCGTCAAGCGCTGGCGTGTCCTGGACGGGGGCGTCCCTAGCGTCGGCGGCACGGGACCCTGTCGATGGCGCGGTTGCTGACTTGACCGGTGTTTCGACAACAACCCCGGTGCCTTCGACTTCGGTGTCGGTTCGGCCGAATTCCTCTGGGGCGTACAAACCGCTAAGTTGCTCTGGAAATGCCTTGCGCAGCGCGAGCCCCTCCGCGCACTTTGCGATCATCAAATGGGCCTTGGTGGCCCACATGTGCGTGGGTCTGTTTTCCTTTGTGAGCTGAACGTACTCCGACCAGTACGCCACGCCGACGGCCGGACGGGTCCAGTCCTTGCGATACACTCTGACCTTACAGAGCCTGATCGCTCCGTTTTCTTCGACCCACTCAGGTTCGTCTTGACCCGCGTACAAGCCGGTTCGGTCTGCAATAACCCGCAAGCCATCGATGCTGACCTGTGTGGACCACACGTCGCAGCGCTTTTGGCTGTCGTAGCGCTTGACGAAGTAGATTTGCTTAAGCAGAGGATTCAGGCCACGCGCACTCGCTACGGCCATGAGCACTTCGAACTCAGCGTCACTGGCGCCATTCGCGAAAGAGTCGCGAATCATCTTGCGCTGCTCTGCAGAAAACTTCAGCGCAGGCAGCGGATGCCTTACGAGAACTTCGCCCGCGTTCGCACTCTTCTGAATCGCTGTCGATTCGTTGCCCATCGCCGCGCTCCTTTCGCCCTCGCCCTGTTGCCGCCCGAACCCTGCCTGCTACGCCGCCCTGCGGAAGTTCACTCGACCGAGCGATTCGCTAAGCCGCTGGCACGCCAAGTCCATCTCCGTGGTCGCCGCATGCATCGCACGGCACGCGAGCGCGATCTTGGTGGCCGCATCGCGCATATCGCCGCACGCGGCCGCAAACAGTTCGAGTCCGTGTTCTAGTGCCGGTCCGTTTCGTGTCCTCATCACGTCCCTCCCTTTGGTTTCAGCTGTCGATTCAGGTGTCGCGCGAGCCTTCCGGTTGATTCGTGCGCCTCGCGACAGAGTTGAATCAATCGCGCCGCGTCCGGATCAATGTTCTCAAGCGCCTCGGCTTGGTCGAGTAGTTTCAGCAGTAGGCTCTCGGCTAACATCGCGATATCCGCGAACTCCTTCGGGCTCATGCCGCAACTCCCGGTCGCGCCGTCGCCGCATCCTGCCCCGCGCGCACGATCGTGTCCCTGGGCACCCAGGCCACGTGGCTAAGCACCGCGCCGGCCCAGATCTCATGCAGCCCTGCGGCATCACCCCGCGGCCCTCGCGTCCATTCCGTCGGCAGCCGGCCGCCGCAGGGCAGCGGTAGGTCCATCTCGCTTGCGAGCTTGAGATACCGGCGCGCGGTCTGTTCAGAGACGCGACGGGCCTTCGCAACGGCGTAAAGTGCCGCAGGATCGCCGGTACGCGCGGCAAGCAGCGCTTCGGCCTTGAGCGCGCACAGATCGCAAACCTGGCCCATCAAGGCCTCGCGAGTACAGAGCAGGACGTTGCACGCGCTGCAGCGGGAGGGCAAATCGTAACTCATGCCATCCTCCCGACCGCCGCATGCATCGCATTCGTTTCGAGCGCGGCGAGCTTTTCCGTCACCTCGCGAATCATCCGCTCCACGGTCTCGTGAGTGACGCCGTGTGTGACTGCGATCGCGCGCGCTAGCGCGTACTCCCCGTCGTCCACGCAGGCTTGCACGGCGCATAGGCCGCATAGCTCGCCATCGACGGCGTCTCGAGATTCGCATTGGCTACAGAGGCGCGCACGATCATCGCGGGGGTCGAATGACATGGAACGGCTCCGTCGCAGCGCGATCGCGGCACTAATACCGGTCGCGATGTATTTAGTTTAATTAAACTTAATACCGCACGCAAGGGAGTGCCTGCCGTTTAATTAAACGACGGATATCGATCTGTTTACGCGGGCTTAGAGAGATCGGCGAGAGGCCGCAGGCTTTCGATACGTCGACGCAAGAGATGCGTCGGCGCATGCGGATTACTGCGGATCAGCAGTCGCGTAGCCTGTATCGCGGATCGGTTTTTTAAGAGGGTAGCTACGATCTGTCGGGGCGCGACCAGCTCGGTCGTGAGTTCGTGGACGTCGTCGTGCGCATGGGGAATTCCCAATCGCGTAAAAAGACCATGAGCTAACTCATGGTAGGTGAAATAACCACGTTGTCGGCGTTCTCCGATGGGTTTGTAATAGAGAATTTGGCTCGTATACGAACTCCAGCATTGCAGCGGATCTGGTGCTGGGCACATGACAAAGCCATTCGCGCGCGCCAAGAGCAATGGATCGGGAAATTGCACCCGCAAGTCGGCGCGTTTATAGACCAACTCAGCCAGCGATTCGATGGCATCGGTCGCTACCAAGCGCGAAGTTTGATTCACCCTCACCAAGCGGGTCTGTGGCTCCTGTGTTGAGCCGACCCCCTGGAGGGCATGGATCTGCCCCATGCTTCGAAGATGACGGATAAGGTGCTATTTCGCAAGCAAAAGTCGTGAGTCTGGATACATCGAATCGCGTAATTCTTTATAAGATTTGGTGAGACGTATTCTATCGAACACTTTTTTTCCAGACTCGCAAATACAACTTATAGCTTGTGTCTCACGGGCAAGAATTTGTGTTGCTTAGCCTGCGTGGCGGCAAAAAAGAATTCAAAAAATTCAGTTACTTATCAGAGTTTACGGCGCCAGTTTACGCAAAGTCTAAGACAGGCCCGTCAAGAGCTCGGCTTGACGCAAGAGCAGGCTGCGGAGCGTTGCGGAATGTTGATGCAGCGGTATCAGCAGATCGAGGGGAAGAAATCGAACCCGACGCTCAAAACGATTGCTCGGATTGCGCGTGGCCTCGGAATTGAACCGGTGCGGCTATTTGCTACACGGCCTACTCAATAGGCACTAAGTCTCGAAAAAAACTTAGGATTTTGCTACTTCGGCTCATTGGGCTCGCTTGTGCGTTTACGTTTCCGTTTACGCATTGCGTTCACCTTGCGATCCAATTCCTCGTTCGTCCGCTGAATCACGATATCTGGACTCGCATAACGCAGCACTTCCATGGCCTCATCGGCGACATACTGCGGCGTAACGCCGTCTCGGGGCACAAGCCCCGTGCGTCGTCGTGCCACTTCAAAGGCCCAGTCTGGCAGGCCTGTTTGAGCACGCACCTTTGCTTCGGCTTCGTGCCATCCCGCCATCTCGCCATTCGCAAGGCCGTCGCCCTCGCGTACCAGCTGAAGACGGGGCGGAGGCGAGCGAGTTTGCCACGCCTCATGCGCGCGTTTTTTGAGTTCATCGAGCGTGATCCCAAGGACCAACGCCATGCCCTCCGCGGTGTCCCAGCCTGCCCCCCGTCCGTGATTCTTGACGATCGAAATCTGAGCACCCGAGACCCCGGCCCTTTTTCCGAGGTCTTCGCCGGTTCTCGATGGATCCGTGGCCAGCCACGCACGGATCTCAGATTGCAAATACTTCTGGAGATACTCGGGCAGACCACGACCACGACTACGTTTATTGTGGCTTGCGGTCATGTGTAAATGGCTAGCACACATGTGATTTCGATTACTTAAACTCTACCGGCCGGGCCGGCTTGACGGGTTTATTTCGTTTAATTAAACTTAAAACCATGCGATTTACTCGAGGCGCCAAAGCTTTGGCCGCGTTTCTTGTAAAACACGAGCTCAGTCAGATCGATTGCGGCAACGCAATCGGTGTCTCCAACGTCGCGATTCACCATTGGCTGGAGGGCACGCAGCGCCCCCGCGAAGCCCACCGTCTCGCCATCGAAAAGTGGACGCGCGGCAAAGTGACGGCGGTGTCATGGATGACCTCTGAGGAGCGCGAGGCGATCGCGGAGGCTAAGCCCTTCCAGCGATCTCGCAAACCCAAACGCTCGCGCGCCGCGGCCTGATCGAGCGGAGCGAATCGAATGGAGGCGCAACGCGCACATCGTGCCAAGGTCGCACGAGTCGGGAATAACCGCAATACGCGAGCGGACGGCCAACGTGGCCGTTCCGCAGAAACGTTGTGGTGTGACGGGGTGGTATCGCTTACCGAAAAGTTGCGAGGCAGTCCGAAGCAGGTTGCCGAGGCATTGCTCGCAGCCGTCTTTGTTCGCGCGCGCAGGGAGGCGACATGACGCGAGTCCTGATCGCCCTCGCGCTCTGGCTCCGCCGCGCCTCGGACTGGTGCTCGCACAAAGCGCGGGAAGGGCAGCGATGACGGGTCCCCACCTCCTGCTCACCCATGCTCTGGCCGCCGTCGCCAAGCTCCTGCTGTGCGCGGTGCTGTATACCGCGTGCTGGGCGGGCTACGTCTGTACCCTGTTGCCGCTGCCACACGCGTGGATGCGTTGGCTCGTTTATCACTGCGGAGACGTCGCTCTTTGGGCCACTGACCGCTGGGTGCGATACGCCACCGTGGCCGAGCGGTCCGAAGCGCTGCGCATGCTGCGACGGTTGATGTTTGGCGCCGGAGCACGGCGATGATCACCATCGGCTCGTTGTTTTCTGGGATCGGCGGTCTGGAACTTGGCTTGGAATGGGCCGGTCTGGGCCCTGTGAAGTGGCAGGTAGAGCGTGAGGAATTCTGTCGCGCCGTGCTTGCAAAGCACTGGCCAGCTGCCGCTCGATACGAAGATGTTTGCTCCATCGGAGCCAAGCAACTCGAGCCGGTCGATCTCATCTGCGGAGGCTTCCCCTGCCAAGACATTAGCAACGCTGGCAAGCAGGCTGGCATCACGGGTGAGCGCTCGGGTCTTTGGAGAGAGTACGCCAGAATCGTTCGCGAACTACGACCCCGTTTCGTCGTTGTGGAAAACGTCGCAGCTCTCACTGTTCGAGGGCTCGACACCGTTCTCGGAGACTTGGCCACGCTCGGGTATGACGCGTGGTGGGATTGCTTGCGAGCTTCCGACGTCGGTGCGCCGCATCGACGAGAACGGGTTTTTGTCGTGGCCCACGCCAGAGGCCAGTTGCGGCAACGGCGGCAGACATCGGAGTCCAGAGGCTTTAGCTCGCGGGAAGCAGGTCTCCTTGGAACAGACGGTGCGGATGCGCTGGCCGACCCCGACGGTCAGCGGAAACAACAACCGGGCGAACACGTCTCCAACCAGCGGAGACGGGCTCGCGACCACAGTCGGCGGCTCTCTCAATCCAGCATGGGTCGAATCGCTCATGGGATTCCCAGAGGCTTGGACGGACATTGGCCCGCGGGTCGCGGCGAAACGCAATATCCGTGGGAACCGCCCAGGACGGCCCCGAAGATCCCGCGACGGCGAGATCGGCTCAAGGCACTCGGTAACGCCGTAGTTCCCCAGTGCGCCTATGTGATCGGGTGCGTGGTGCAGGCGCTCGCCCAGGAGGGGTCATGACCGACTTCGCGAACAAGGTTTCGTTCGAACACGTTCGTGCGATCAAACAGACCGCGAGCGCTTTGCTGTGCGTGATCGAGGGCAAGGAACGCTGGGTGCCTCGGAGCTGCGTCGATGACGACAGCGAGGTGTACCAGGAGAGTCAAGAGGGCACGCTAGTGGTCTCGGAGTGGTGGGCCACGAAAGCGGGGCTGGTGTAGCCATGGCGAAGCCCTTCGACCGACACATCGCGAGCATTCAGCGCGGTGATCGCTACGAGCTGCGCATACGCATCGAAGGCGACGACGCGACTGCGAGTCGTGTTGCGCTCGACGAACGCTTCCGTGGGCCCGACGGCGTCTGGCGCCCGACCGCTTGCGGCTCGACGCGCCTCGCCCCCGACGAAGCGCTCTCGCTCGCGGCATTTCTGCAGACGGCCGTGGCTGCGATCAAGCAGGAGCGCGGGCGGTGAGCGACGAACGCGTGCTGCATCTGCGGTGTTCTCATAACATCGCGCAACCGGACGACAGCGGCGGGCACGTTCGCGTCGACATTGGGCAGCCGGTACCGCCGGCGCTGCTGCACCGGCTCCTGAGCGCGATCGGCACCTGTGCATGCGGAGGTGAGCTAGTGCCGTTGTCTGAAAGCCAGGCCGATCCGTGGAGGCGGCCGTGATTGACGTGCATGTGCTGCGACTGCGCTGTCCGCGCGGTCTGGGTGACCCGTCGATACCCTATGCTCACTACGCCGTGGACCTGCGACTGCCGCTGGATGCCGTGGCGGCGAGCGAGCTGATTCAGGCCGCGGGCGACTGTTGCTGCGGTGCCAGGATGATCATTCTCACAAGCGACGTCGAAGATCGACGGAACGGGGACGATGCTCCATGACTGGAAGCGCCTTGCGGCGGCGGCAGGCTGGCCAGAGGAACGGATCGAGACCTTCGCTCGGGGCGTCTACGCGCAAAACGCGTTCGTGCTCTACGTCGACGAAAACATCATGGTCCTACGTACCGATACTGGCGCGCGGCAGAGCATGCGCCGATCACACGAGGCACGCGTGATTGCGCGAGGAACAGCCGCGACGCAGCACATCGCTGAATACCTACCGCCCGAGGGATTCAATGACGGCTGGTGCGCGATCAGAGACTGCAAAGCGCGCGCTCTGCAGGGGCTGCCCTACTGCGGCGCGCATATAGGAAGCGTTCGATGAAACTCTCGCCGGTTCGTAATGCCCATTCAGTGGCCAAGAAAGGCAAACGCGCGGACCTAGGCGGCCAGTTCTTTCGCTCCCGTTCGGAAGCCAACTACGCCCGATATCTCAACCTGCTGAAGCGCAGCGGAAAGATCGTCGGCTGGGCCTACGAGCCGCACACGTTCGTGTTCGAGGGAATCAAGCGCGGCACGATGAGCTACACGCCGGACTTTCGTGTCGAGTACCCAGATGGCCGGCACGAGTGGCACGAGTGCAAGGGATGGATGGATCCGCAGAGCAAAACACGGCTCAAGCGCATGGCGAAGTACTACCCCGATGAAACGATCGTGGTGATTCCGCAGCGGTGGTTTTCGCAAGCGAATAGGAGCGGGCTGAGTGCGGTGATTCCGAACTGGGAGCGAGGTGAGCGATGAGCAGGGCGCATCTTCCGTTACTCCAGGGGACCGCTGCGAGTCCCGACATACCTTCGCAGGTCAAAGAGAAGATCGTTGAACTCGGGCAGGACGTATTTCGGACGTGTTCCGACGCGTACCCAAGGTTTCCTGCTGACTGGCCCCGAGAAGCGAAGTTGATCGGCCTCGTAAGACAGATATTGACTGTGTGCGATCGGCTCGTCCAGGCCCATATCGACAGCCTTCGAATTATTCCTGACTCGAGATTCGAGCCCCCCGCATGCAAGCAGGGATGCGCTTGGTGCTGCTCATTTCAAGTCGGTGTGTCTTCATCGGAACTCGGAAGTATCTTCCTCTACGTTCGCAAACACTTCTCGGCGGAGGCACGCAAAGCGCTTTGGGAACGTGTCTTGGCCACTTCTCGAAAGACAGACGAGATCTTCGGCACACAGAGCCAGTCCGGATATCAAGGGCGGTTCCGCGTGGGCGTCAAGCGTTTGCGTGACGCTGATGCTCCGCGCAAGCGGGCTGCAGCACAACTTCCCTGCCCGTTCCTCGTCTCGAACGAATGCTCGATCTATCCCGTCAGACCTCTACTGTGTCGCGGCTATACGTCTCAAGACGCAGAGGGCTGCAAACCGAATCGGGCCATGATGGTTCAGAACTCATGGATCTATGCGATCGGCCAGGGCCTGCTTTCAGGACTCGTCGCGTTCGAACAAACAATCGGAGAGTGTTCACCGGTCGAGCTCACTGAGGGCATTCGCGCGATCTTCGAGGGGATGGGCGAGTCAGCGGAAGCAGGGTGATTCCGGGTTGGGAGTGAGGAGGATAGAGGGGATTCAATGACAAACGCGAAAAGAAGAACTCAGGATAGTGTCGAACTTCAGGATCTCGGGAACGGACACTGACGAGCAGTGTGCGAAGACCGATCTTTGGAAATGGAGGAACGCCAGGGCGATTTGACCACAACCCTTGGGGCCTTAGCGGGGTGGGCCGGGTATGCCGGAGCGGCTGGCCCTGGTCACCTAGCAGAAACGCTTCGCAAAGCGGTCAAGGACGGATTGATTAATAAAAACGAGGTGTTCGGTTTTTCCGAACTTGGAAAGAGCGGAATACCGTACGCAGATTGGGTGCTGACCCGAAAAGCGGCGTTGCTTCTGATGACCCGATGCAACAAGCCGCGGTGCATCGAGCTAACCCGCAAGATGGCTGACGTGTTCGAGCAGTGGCTCGATCGCCGGCAACACGGAGCAACGTTCAGTCCCGACGCCCTAGCCCCAATTCTCGCTCCGCTCTCTCACGCATTGGCGGCTTTGACACGCAAATTCGATCAGCAAAATGAAGAGCTACTAGAGCTTCGCAAGGAGGTCGTCGTTCTATCCTCCGAGCGCGGCATCATCAGCGACAAGGCCGTCCGTCAGATCGGTCAACAGCTGCGCAAGATCGCAAGCCTTGAAACGGGCCTTCCGGGGAAAAAGATGACCCCTGAAGAGCGAAAGACTTGGAGGTCAGCGCTTGGCGAAGTCACGGCGGAAGCGAGAGGTGTTGCGTCTCTTCCCTTTACTAGATCATGGAAGAAACTCAATCCAGACGAATTGAATAGCGTGACGGGCTTTCTCGAACTTCGGCTCAAGAGAGCCGAAGCAAAGGACAGATTGAGAGAGCCTTTGATGGATTGGGCAACAAGGCAGTGCAACTAGGCCGCGGATCGAGATGATTGCCGCTGCTTCTTATCGATATCAGCGCGCTCGGTGCGCCGGAGGCACCGGGTTCACTCAGTGCACCGGGACGTCCAGACGCCTGAACGTCTGCGGAAATGACTCTCGCGGATTGGTCGAAGCGCGATGTGGCGATAGAGCGAAGGGAGCTTTGTCATGAGTCTGTACTCGAGGGTTGAGCGTCGCATGTGGCGGGATGAGAAGTTTCGGGCCCTCTCTGCGCCCGCGCCGAATGCACAAACACTCTGGCAGTACTTGCTCACCGGTCCGCACAACACGCCGATCCCGGGTCTATTTGTGCTGGGCATGGCCACCATCGCGGATGAGCTGAACTGGTCCCTCGAGGCGACCAAGGCATGCTTCCAGGAGATCACGGCCGCGGGCATGGCAAGGTTTGATCAGGCAACCCGGCTGGTCTGGCTGCCCAATGCCCTTCGGTCGAACAAGCCCGGCAATCCGAACGTCGTCGTCGGCTGGCGCGAGGAGTGGGCGCTGCTTCCGGACTGCGCCCTCAAGCGGGAGGCTGCTGAGTTTTTTGGTGGGTTTCTGGTCCGAATGAGCCCTGAATTTGCTCGATCGTTTGCGATCGTCCAGGGCAAAGCAAAGCCAAGAAAGTCTAATAATCCTAGCGGGAAAGCCAAACCAAAGCCTTTGGTAGAGCCTTTGGGGACCCTTTGCTCTCAGGAACAGGAACAGGAACAGGAACAGGAAGAGAGAGACCTGGGGCGCGCGCGCGATCTGGGTGCGCCATGCGCCGTACCAAAGCCAAGCCCTCCCTCTCCCCCCCAAGAGCCTCCGGCTTTGCCAGTCCCGGAACCAGCCCCGACAAGGGCCCCAGCGGCCCCGCCAGCGGCCCATTGCCCCCGGCAGGAGCATGCCTACGCCTTCGACCCGACCGAGGCGCTCTACGCCCTAAGAGCCGCCTCCGAGGGCGGCCGTCGGGGGCAGCTCGGCGCGATGGCCTCCGCGGCCCAGCTGGCCGAGCTAGCCGAGGTGGCTCGCTCGGCAACGCCGCGACCCCTGACGGCCGAAGACTTCAAAGTCCTCGGCGCAGCATGGAAGGCCGGCAAGGCGTTGACCTGGATGGTCAAGCCGCCCTGCGTGGGCCAGCTCCTTCGAGCCGGCGGCGAGATGCTCATGACGGCCATGGAAGAAGCGCTGAGTTGGAATGCGTCGCAACAAAAGCAGCTCGCCGCGGTCCGGTTGGTGCCGACCGAACCGCCTGCACAGCCCGCAGCGCCCGAGGACTGGCGCCGGCTCCGTGACGCGATGACGGCCCTAAAGGCCGGCAAGACCAAGGTAGCCCATGGGAGCTGAGCGCTTTGACCTCGAAGCCGAGCGCGAGATTCTCGGCGCGATCCAACTCGATGACACCGTGATGGCGATGATCGAGCCGCTTGTGAAACTCGAGGACTTCTACCACCCTGCGCACGCGTTGATCTACGCAGCGGCGCAGGCTCTCAGTGCCCGCGGCGAGTCGATCCACGTCATCACGATTGCCAACGAACTCAAGGCCCAGAACAAACTTGCAGCCGCCGGCGGCGCGGCCTACGTCGCAAGCTTGACCGACTCGGCGCCGACCACGGCGCACGTCGAATCGAGCGCAAAACTGGTGCAACGGTTCGCCCTTGCTCGGCGCGTGATGGCCGCGGCGCGGGAGGTTGTAGCCAAAGGCAGCGACCCGACGGTGACGCCCGAGGATCTGGCGTCCTATGCGGATCAGCGCCTGGCCGAAGCGGCAAACGCCCGATACGCTCGTGACGTGGTGCCGATCGCCACGGCCATCGACGAAGCGATGGAACGTGTCATGGTCAGCAGCGAGACCGGCCGTCGCATCGCGGGACTGACGACCGGGTTTTACGAGATCGACGCGATCACGTCCGGTATGCATCCCGGGCAAGCGATCGTGATCGCGGCTAGACCCGCGATGGGCAAGACCAGTCTGATGATGAACACGGTCGAGCACGTTGCGCAGACGACAGGTCAAACCGTGCTGGTCTTCTCACTCGAGATGCCCCGTACCGAGCTTGCCGCGCGGCTTCTCTGCGGACGCGCGGGCGTTGATCAAAAGCGCATGCGCTCACTGCATCTCGCCGCCGGTGAGATCGATCGGCTCGTGCAGGCGTCGCAGCAAGCGTACGGACTACCGATCTACATTCACGATGACGGAAACGTGACCCTACCGGAGCTGCGTGCGATCTGCCGGCGCATTCAGATCCGCTTCGGACTCTCTTTGGTCGCGATCGACTATCTGCAACTGATGCGCGCCGGCGGCAACTGGCCGTCGCGCGAGCGTGAGATTGCAGAGATCAGCCGCACGATCAAGGTGCTGGCCAAGGAGCTTGCAGTGCCGATGATGGTGCTCTCGCAGCTTAATCGAGATTGTGAGAAGCGTGCCGACAGGCGACCGATGCTGAGTGATCTGCGCGAATCCGGCGCGGTCGAGCAAGACGCGGACGTGGTGGCGTTCGTCTATCGCGAGGAGGTCTACGACAAGGAGAATGAGAGTGTGAAAAACCTCGCGGAGGTCATCGTTGCCAAGCAACGCAACGGCCCCACCGGCACGGTTCATTTGCGTTGGAACGGGGCGCAGACAAGGTTTGAAAACCTCGACCCCGCGAGCATCCCGCGGCGTGAAAAGCGAGGTCGCCGCATGCAAGCCGCCGCGTCTGCGGGGTATGGTCTGGACAGCGAAGGCGACGACGAATGAACCGCGGTGAACCGAGCGAAGTACGCGTCCGACTCAACGTGCCGCTTGAGCAACTCTGCCAAGATCTGATGGCCCAGCGCGACGAGTACGCCTTGGCGAACAGTCTGTTGTGGGAAGCGGTGGAGGCTGCGCGAGACTTGGTGTTCGGCCCCGATGATAACGAAACACACTACGCCAAGTGCGAGCGGGTTCGCGAGGCGCTCAGGAGACTTGACGCGAAATGAACGCCCCCGCGCCTGTCAAGAAACCCCGTTCCGATTGGACGGGCACCTACGCCGTGCTTCGTGACGGCCGCCCGTTTGCCACGCTGACCGTGACGCGGCAGTGGACTGCCGGCGGTCCTCGCCACACCGCACGCTTGAGTGACGGTCGCAGCGTAAGCCATAGCGACGCCGGTTACGCAGTCCACGAGGCGCTCAAGCTCCTCGCGCCCGGCGAGCAGGTCTGGCCGTGGTACACGGGGTGCTCTGAGCGCGGGCTGCGATTGCGGGCCGAGAACAAGGCGCCGTGGGAGTCGAGCGAGGAGGTGGCGCCATGATTATCGAGTTGGCCGAGCTTCGAGCCAAAGCCGCGCACAAGGCTGCGGGCTTGCCCCGTGGCAGCTTCCGCGTGGCGCCCGTCGAAGGCGGCGAACACATCGCCGTCACCTGGCATGACGACGAAGACACGGAGCGCTTGCGGGTGGATCTCACCCCGGCCGAAGCGCGGGAGCTGGCTGAGGGGCTCAACGAGTCGATCTGGTTTGCCAAGCAAATTACCAAGCAAGTTTACGGTATTGTCTCGATCGCGTGGTGTCGAACGGATGGCGATCCGGCGCGGAACGAGAGTGTTCGCGGGCGTATCGTCGAGCGAGCGGACAGTTGCGTGCGGATCGCGATTGAGCCGGAGCGGTGGCAGCGCGAGCCCCGTGAGGGCTGGCCCCAGGACGGCTGGTACCAACTCAACGGCTGGCCCATGGGGCACAACCCGAAGCGCCGTGGCTGGTGCGTGGTCTCAGGGATGCCAGCGCGGGAGACCGCCCGTGGCTGACACGCTGCCCACACGCTGCCACGTAGAAGCCGTTCTGGGGCCCGCCGAGGCTATACCTGGTCCCCACGAACCGTCTGGAACCTCGTTGCCAGGACAGGCGGTTTCTGTGGCAGCAAACGGCACCCTGTCAACGCGGAGCTGGAGGTAGCATGGCGGCACAGGTATCGGATCGTACGGTCCGGGCGTTTGTCTACGAGCTGTTGAGCTGGGACTCGGCCGTCGCGCGGATCGAGCGGATCGCCATCGGCAGCCGCTCGAGCATTGTGTCGGTGATCACCTCGCTCGAGCTCGAGGTCATCGGCACCGGATGCTCGGGCACCAAGGGCGTAGGAAAACCGCCAATGGATGATCGCGAGGCCCGGCGGGCGGACCCGATCGCCACCGCTCGCTACCAAGCGCTACGGGGCGAGGATCTACGGACGGCCGATGCAGTCATTGCCGACGGCAGAGGGTTCGAGCTGGTGGAGCTAACCTTCGGCGAGCGTCGGATCGCGCTCGGATTCGAGCAACGGATTGGGTTCCGGCTCGCGAAAACGGAGCAGCATGATCGCTGGGTGGGCAAGATCGTCGCGAAGGATTCACGACCGGCGTTGGACGGCTCGGAGAATCTTGGCAAGGAGCGCTTATGGTCGGCCGCGCGGGCGTGGTTTGGTCTCGGATGACGTAGGGCACGAATCTTTCTTGCAAAACCTATGGGGCCATGTTTCGCTTTTTGCCGGGAGCCTTGCGCCCGGACGTCGAGCAGAGCCTGCTGAACGCGGGCGAGCTGGCGAAGGCGATGGCCATTCCTGTGCGTTCAATTCGGCGATGGCTCTCGAAATGGGAAGCGCTCGGCGTTCCCGGAATCCATCGAGTCCGAAGCAAGGGCAGCGCAGGATTTCGGTACGCCGCAGAAGCATGGCTACCGGACGCGTGGCGATCCGGAGAGTTACCAGCACCCAGGCTTTCGTAAACTGTGACGGGGTGGAGCAGCCCGGTAGCTTGCAGGGCTCATAACCCTGAGGTCGCACGTTCGAATCGTGCCCCCGTCCCCAAGACCCTGGTCCCCGAGCTTCCACGATCGCCCCGTGGCGGCGTCTGAGGGGGCCAGGGTCTGACATCTTTCGCGTACCACGGGGTTGAGCGCAGGCATGCTCGCGGGGATCACGTCCCCGAGATCGCAGGTTCGAGTCCTGCCCCTGTGGCCAGGGCGTCGGTCCCGGGTTCGCTTGTGGGGACTGGCGCCCTGACACTCCGACTTGCCGGTACCGGCAAGTCCACCGGCAAGCGACCGACAAGTTGCCCCACTCCCGCCCGCTTGGACTGAAAGCGGTGCTCCCCGACACCGCCGCGGGTTACAGGCGGCGCGGGATTCTCAATGATCCTCCCAGCGCACACGCTTGCCCCACGCAACGAGTACGCCCGGCTCGAGCGAGCCTGCTGGAACGAGTGGGACGGCTGCCGGGTGCCCGACTTCGATGTGATCACGGAATGGGCCAGACGCCGGGATGCTGCCGCTGCAGGGTCCTCATTGGGAACGAGCCCCGACCCCCTTTCTGGGTCTTACCCCTTCGCAGATGAGTCAAGGTGAGCAAGCCGGGTCGTAAGATCGAGCCGAAGCTCGAGTCCAGTCCTGCGTCCGTGTCTAATCCCGGACGCGAAAAAGAGGCTGCGGCCGAATGGGTCGAAACCTCGGCGCTCAAGCCATGGTCCCGCAATCCGCGCAAAAACGAGGCCAATGTTGCTCGAGTCGTGAGCAGCATCAAGCGCTTCGGCTTTGCGGCACCCATCCTGGCGCGTCGCGCCGATGGCGAGGTGATTGCGGGACACACGCGCCTACTGGCCGCCAAGAAGCTCGGGCTGGATCGCGTTCCGGTACGCTACCTGGATCTGGATCCGGCCGACGCGCACCTGCTGGCGCTGGCCGACAACCGTCTGACTGATCTAGGCGAGTGGGATGAGGACGGACTGCTCCAGCTGCTCGGCGAGCTGAGGCAGCAGGGCAACGATGCCGCGTTGGTCGCGGGGTGGAACGATGCCGAAATCGATAAGATGCTCAAGGACTCGGGCAACGAGATCCTTGCTGCGGAACCCGCGGAACCGGAACTCGGCGGGCTGCAATATCGAATCGTGATCGAGTGCGCGACTGAGGCAGAGCAGTCCGCACTGCTCGAGCGGTTCACCTCCGAGGGTCTGAACTGCAAGCCGCTAATCAGCTGATCCATGCCGAAGATTGAAATCCATGTGGAGACCGCGATCTCTCGCAGCGTGCGAGCGCAACAGGTCTCGGCCATGTTTGACGTACCGCCTCAGGACAAGTGCCGTTTGGACTGGCATGGCGAGCTGCCCATCGAGGGGCAGGACTGGAACGTCGGCCTGATCGTGGGGCCCTCGGGATCCGGCAAGAGCACGATCGCAAAAGAAGTCTTCGGAGCGCAACCCGAACTGCAATGGGGTGCCGCATCGACGATTGACGACTTTTCAAAAAAACTTTCGGTGGCCGACATCGCCGCGGTCTGCCAGGCCGTGGGGTTCAATACAATTCCCGCCTGGCTCCGACCGTACGCCGTACTGTCCAATGGCGAGAAGTTCCGTGTCGATATCGCGCGCCGGTTGCTCGAGCTGCCCGACCCGATCGTGGTGGACGAATTCACGTCCGTGGTCGATCGGCAGGTGGCGCAGATCGGATCGCATGCGGTGCAGAAGCATGTGCGACGTGCCGGGCGAAAGTTCGTGGCCGTTACCTGCCACTTCGACGTCATCGATTGGCTGCAGCCTGATTGGGTGCTCGATGTCTCCACGATGTCGTTCACCCGGAGGTTACTTCAGCAACGGCCAGCGCTCGAGTGCACCGTCGGTCGCGTTCCCTACGCCGCATGGCGCGTCTTCGCTCCGTTTCACTATCTGACCGCACAGTTGCACAAAGGAGCCCGATGCTTCGGACTGTGGGCCAATGGCAGACTCGCCGCGTTCGCCGGGATGCTCCACATGCCGCACCCGAGAGTCAAAGACATCATGGCGTGCTCGCGCCTGGTAACGCTGCCAGACTGGCAGGGAATGGGGCTAGCGATGGCGCTCATTGACAAGGTGGGCGCGGCCTATCGCGGCATCGGCAAGCGTGCGCGAACCTACCCGGCGCACCCCGCGCTGATCCGAACGTTCGACAAGTCACCGCGGTGGAAGCTAGACAAAAAGCCAGGCTTTGAGCATTGCAGCACCCGAAACAGCGGCACCTCCGGGCTCAGCGGGGTGATGGGCACGCGCCCCTGTGCCGTCTTCGAATACTGCGGCGAGGCTATGCCGCGCGCCGACGCCGAGAGACTTTTGGCAGCGTGACTTCGAAGAGCCCAAGCTGCCCCTTCACCGGGAACACTTTGACCGGACGAGGGTTCGCCAGGACCCAGGCGTAGCACTCTGGGGCGAAGTCGCTCGGACGAAAGCAGGCGGCGTCTTCATCCGCGTCGGTCGCACTACGAATGTCCACCAGTTCGACGATGGCCTCGGCGGCCCCGAGATGAACCCACGACTGAATGTGGGCTCCTCGAGGATCGGGTCGAGCCCCTGCGCAGATTAGCAAGGGGCCACGGTACGATGTCTGCCACGTGCGTAGCTCGAGGGTCTTTCGGCCGATCGTAATCAACGAGGCCCAGGGCTGGCGGACGGATAGCGCTTTCATGATTCACCGGTCGGGCTAATGGGTTCATGGCATTCGTCGCACGTCATGCCGTCGACTTCGTCTGAAACGAAGATCGTTCCGCTTGATCCCTTCTCGTTATGGCCTGCGCACTCGACGCAGAGCGCATAGCCATCCTCGTACGTGTATCCGAGAACTTCCCAGGCTTTCATGCCACACCTCGTTTCGTGCCCGATCGCACTGCACAGCCCCTCGCACCGGGGCTACACGCTGCGATCGGACTACTTGCGCTGCGCAAGCTCGCGCAGCTCTGGATCGCTGTAGGGGTCGGGCTGCTCCAGCTCTTGGGCTACGGCTTTCGCGTCCAGCTCCATAACGAATCCCGAGTCGGTTTCACGCAGTGCGATTCTCTGACCGACGGCAAGCTCGGGGAAGATCGCGTGGTCCTCCGTCGTCACAGTGAACAAATCGACCTGCTCGCCGTACACTTCAACCGTCTCGTCGCTGCCGCCGTCGAGCGCTCGCTCCCAGAAGTACGGCACCCACGGCTGCTCCGACTCAAACTTGCCCGGATGTTTCGTCTGCGCCTCGTACTCACTGCGTGACTTGCTCATGCTCGCCTCCCGTGCTCGATCGCACCGCAGAGCCCTCCCCCCGGAGGGCTCCACGCTACGATCGAGTCGCGATCACGGTGCGGCTCGCGCGGTCGAGCAATCCGACCGGCTTGCGACTGACGCTGTATTCTCCGGACTCGTCACGATCCCAGGCCGCTGCGTCAATCGCGTCCGCAGTCTCGGCGTCGGGCGCCCAGTCGGGAACGTCGTCACCGCGATTGCACGTCGTGTAGTACGACCCGAACGACACGGCGGCTTTGGCCATGCTGTCGTAGGCAGCCGGAGAGTCGTAGGCGACCCCAGCGCCGAATCCGACTGCAGGCGCATATAAAGACGAGAACTTCCAGGCGTAGTTTTCTACCCGAATAGTTCCCACATATTCATCCCGGCCATCCCGGTCAGTTCCAACGTACTTAATCGTAACTACAGCGTCCCCGATGTATCGCTTTGCCATCGTTCTGCCACCCTCACCTTCTATCTATATTGAACGACGGCAATGGCAGATAGTTAAGCAGTTTCGCCGGTTTAGTGTGAGAGTGTAGTCTTCATGTCTCGGACAGGTCCCCCCTCGAAATTAACCGAGGAAATTACAACTAAGATTTGTGATGCAATTCGTGCAGGAAACTACATTGAGACTGCAGCTGCATACGCTGGGATCGTAAAAGACACACTGTATGTCTGGCTACGACGAGGTGCGAATGAGTCGCAGGGCCCCTATCGCGATTTTCACGAGGCAGTCCAACAGGCCTTGGCGGCCTCGGAGATCCGTGACGTTGCCCTGATCGCGAAGGCTGCGACCGAGCATTGGCAGGCCGCCGCATGGCGGCTCGAGCGCCGATACCCTGACAAGTGGGGACGGCGCGACCGAATGGAGCACAGCGCGCCCGGAGGCGGGCCCGTTCAGCATGTCCTTATCGACCCCGACGAACTCGCTCGCCGGATCGCGCCGCTCGCCGCTGACGATCCTGCGCCAGGCAACGCCGAAACAGAGACTGAAGATCCTGCGCTCGATGAGCCAGGCGGAATTAGCGACGATCCAGAAGCTCCATCAGGAGGAAGTTCCGAACCTTCGTGACTTTGCACGATGGTATTGCGCGATCGAGCCCTCGCCGCTGGTGGCGGCGATCATGGATGCCAGCGAAGGCCTCCGCCCCGAGATCGACGACGAAACGTGCGAGAGGCACTTCGGCTGCAAGGCGGATTGGCTTCCGAAGACGCCGCCGCGAACCGTCGTGGTTCGAGCCGGCGGGCGCGGCGGCAAGACCTCAAGGCTCCTTGCACCCAAAGCGATCCATGCGGCCTGGACGGTTCCGCTTCCCACGCTGGGCAAGGGCGAAGAGGCCGTTGCGCTTCTCATCGCCCCCGATCTTGACCTGGCGCGCCAGGCGCTCTCGTTTTGCAAAGGGTATATCGAAGACTCGCCGACGCTGAGTGCGGCGGTTGTCGGCAAGCCGAACAAGAATGAGATTCGACTCCATCGTCCCGACGGCAAGATCTGCAAGATTGCGGTCCGCGCCGCCAGTCGCGGTGGCAAGGGCGGACGCGCCAAAACCCTGGTGTTCGCAGGCCTGGACGAGGCTTGTTTCTTCCGTGACGAGTCCACCGGAATTGTCAACGACTCCGAGATCTACCGCGCGGTCCTTCAGCGTATCGTGCCCGGCGGTCAGTGCTGGATTGTCAGCACGCCGTGGGTCGAAGGGATCGGCCTGCTCGAGGAGCTGCTCGCCAAGAACTTCGCGGCCAACGACAATGCCCTTTGCTGCGTCGCGCCGACTCGAGCACTCAATCCGACGTGGGATCCGACGGGCGAGATTGAACGGGACCTTCGCGAGAGCGACCCGGATGCCGCCGATCGAGAGATCGAGGCCATCCCGCTCACGGCCGGCTCGCAACAATTCTTCAGCCCCGAAGCGATCAAAGCATCCGTCTGCGACGATCTGCCGCAGAAACTGCCGAAGCGAGACGGCGCGAGCTATGGCGCGGGCGGGGACATGGCGTTCCGGCGGAACTCCTCCGCGCTGGTAGTGGTCGAACGGGATGGCGAGATCTATCGCGTCGCCTGTGTCGAAGAGCGAAGACCGAAGCCCGGGCTGCCGCTCAAGCCCGCGGGCGTTGCCGATGAATTCGCGCCGGTGATCAAAGAGTATGGCTGCGAATCGATGTCGGTGGACTCGCACGAGCGTGAACAAGTCTCGCTGGAGCTTGCCAGACACCAACTCAGTGCCGTGAACGCGCCGGAAAAGATCGAGAGCTACATCCTGGCCCGCAAGCTCTTCCACGAAGGCAAAGTGGTGATGCCGAACCACCCCCGCCTGATCCGGCAATTGCGGGACGTGATGAGAAAGCCGCAGCCGGGCGGAGGGCTTACGATCACCTCGCCGCGCAAGAGCGACGGCAGCCACGGCGACCTGGTATCGGCACTCGTGAACGCGCTTTGGCAAGCCTCACTCTCCGAGCCGTACGAGAGCGTCCGCATTCCGTCCCGTCGCTAACCGATGGCCGCACCGACCTCTAAACGTAACGCGGCCGTCTCGCGCGAGACACCGGCAAAAGAGCCTTCGGCTCGCACGTTCATCACCTGGACGGCCGCGCAGATTAAGAACGCCGAGATCATCGCGGATGCGGGCAACCTTCGCTATGCGGCCGATCTGTGCGAGCGCCTGCTTGCCGACGACCACGTCCAAGGGGTGCTGACGGCCCGAACGCGGGGCCTACTCCGATTGCCCGTCGGTTTCGAGGCCGCGGGCGATAAACGCCGGAGCGGCAAGGCCATTAAGGCCCTCGAGGTCGGCGAAGACTTCTGGGCAGCCTATCCCGAATCAGAACTCGGTCCGTTGCTCGACTGGGGAGTGATCCTCGGCGTCGGATTGTCTCAGCAGATTCCTACCCTTCGCGACAACGGGAGGGTCATCCCGAAACTCTCGCGCTATCACGAGCGATGGCTCCGGTACGACTGGGACACCCGATCCTACCTGGTGACGACTGAGAATGCTGGCGAAGTGCCGGCGGTCGCCGGCGACGGACGCTGGGTCATTCACATGCCCTATGGCGCGCACCGGCCGTGGGTCAACGGCGCCTGGCGCGCCGTGGCGCGCTGGTGGCTGCTCAAGGAACTCGCCCGAGAAGACTACGCACGGCATAGCGAAGTGCACGGTAGCCCCATTCGTGCGGGCGTCGGCGCCGAAGGGAGCACCAAGGAGCAGCGGCAGGAGCTTGCCAATGACCTCGCCAATCTCGGTCGCGATACCGGGCTTGTGCTGCCGAAGGGCTACGATCTGAAGCTCGTCGAGGCTACGGCGCGCACCTGGCAGATGTTTCGCGACCAGATCGAGTTGGCGAATCTCGGCATCACGATTCGCCTCGCGGGACAAAATCTCACCACCAACGTGCAGGGCGGCTCGCTCGCGGCCGCGAGGGTGCACCTGCTGATTCGCAACGATCTCGTTGCTGCCGATGCCGAAGCGGCGAGCACCACCCTACACGATCAGTCGCTGATCTACTGGTCCGAATGGAACTTCGGCGATCGCAACCTCGCGCCCTGGCCCTGCTGGCCGACGGATCCGGATGAAGACCGTCTCGCGCAGGCCCAAACGCGCAAGGCGCAAGCCGACGCGATCACTGCGCTTCGCGCCGCAGGCGTCAAGCTCGATCCGGTTCTCGAGGAGTTCGGTCTCGAGCTTGCCGAGCCCGTAGGGGCCGTGACCGTGCTCAACCGAATGCCGCCAGATCCCAATCAAGCCGCCCCGTAACTTCACGATGCAAACTCACCCGGAACCGACGCAAGCGTTACTGCTTGGCGTTCAGAATGCCCTGAAGCGCCCCGTGCTGCTCGACCCGCGCGCGGTCGAGACCGTGCTCGCCGCGGCCGTCTTTCACCTGCAGTCGGGCGAGTTGCCCCCTGCGAAGGCCGAAAAGTTCACACGTATGGGGAGCGTAGCCGTGGTCGACATCCACGGTCCGCTCGCGCAGCGTGCTTGGGATTGCATGGGCCTGTTCGGCGGTGATGGCTACGACGCGATCGTCGAGCGGATGCAAGCCGCGTTCGCGGATCCGAAGACCGGTGGCGTGCTGATGCGCCTAGACTCACCGGGCGGCGAAGTGGCCGGCTGCTTTGAAGCCGTGCGGGCCCTTCGTGCGATGGCCCAAGCCGCAGGTAAGCCCCTAGTGGCCTATGCCGATGAGATGGCGTGCAGCGCCGCCTACGCCTTGGCGTGCGCGGCCGACACGATCGTCCTGCCCGATACGGGTGCCGTCGGCTCCATCGGCGTGATCACCACGATCGTCGACCGCAGTGCGCAGGTGCAGGCCTCGGGCAACAAGGTCCACGTGATTACGTCGGGCGCTCGTAAGGCCGACGGACACCCGGCGTTGCCTGTGAGCGAAGACACGCTCGCCGTGATCCAGGACGAGATCGACTACCTTGCGCAGGTCTTCGCGCGCGAGGTCGCCGCCTCTCGTGGCCTGACCCCCGAAGCGGTGCTCGCCCTTCAGGCCGGCGTTTTTCTCGGCGAGCACGCCATAGCCCAACACCTCGCCGATCACGTCGGGGGACTCGACCTTGCCCTCTCGATCGCGGCGAATCGAACCCGCCCGCGACGCCCCATGGAGCCCGGATACGCCGCCGCAACAGCGCGGCAAAGCCCGGGCGATTCCGACGTTCCCGATGCCCAAGGGCATCCGGTTAGTGCTGACAAGCCATTGGACGGCGCGCCTGCGCAGGTCCCTGGAGATGAAACGATGAAGAGTTTGATGATCGAACTCGGTCTGGCCGAGACCGCTTCGGAGACCGAGGCGCTCAAGGCCGTCAAGGCGCTCACGACCCGAGCCGAGCGCGCAGAGCAAGCCACCCAGAAGCTTTGCTCGATCACCGGACAGGCTGACGTCGGTGCCGCCATCGGCGTCGCCCAGGCCTGGAAGGAAGACGCAGCCCGCGCTGCGACTCTCGATAAGGAAGTGGCCGAGATGAAGGCTGCCAAGACCGCGGCCGACGTCGATGCGGCCCTGGACAAGGCCGTCAAAGAAATGCGCGTGATGCCGGCCGAAGTGCCTTCGCTCCGCGAGCAGGGCTTGAAGGATCCGGGTTGGCTCAAGGGCTATCTCGCCGTCAAGACCACGGTTGCGCAGGGCGGTGCGTTCGTGCAGCCCGGCGGCGACGGCACCCAGAAGTCTCGCGCCAAGAGCTGGAACGAGATGGCGCCCCAGGAAAAGGCCGATCTCTATCACTCTGACCGCGCCACCTACGAAGCGCTCAAGGCCGCCGCCAACGCGGCCTAGTCGTCGCGTCCTGCGACCCACCCCTCTTTCAGACCATAAGGAATAGCAATGGCCACTGGGACAACCACTGGTAGCGATCTCTTTGTACCCGAGATCCTGCAGGATGCGATCAAGGCTGAATTCGCAGGCAGAACGGCCCTTGAGGGCACCGAAGCCGTCATCATGAACGGCTCGCTTCCGGAGGCGGCACGCGGGGGCGACAAAGTCACCGTTCCGTACTTCAACGTCGTCGGTGACTTTGACGATGCGAACAACGAGACCGACGCGATCGCTCCGACCAAGCTCACAATGTCCAGCGAGCAGGCCGTTGTGCAGCACAGCGGCAAGGTCGTCGAGATCACCGACTGGGCCAAGATGAAGGCCGCGTTCGCGGACCCCTATGCCGAGGTCGCGCGCCAGTTCCGTATTGGTTTTCTGCGCCGAATGGACAAAGCCGCGCTCGCGGCCGCGGCGGCGAACCTGCCCTCGAGCATGGTGAAGGATCTCTATAGCGCCAGCTCGCCGCGCAAGATTGATTACGACGCGGTTGTCGACGCGAAGATGCTCTGGGGCGATGAGCAAGACGACATCGTGCTGCTCGGCGCGCACAGCAAAGTGCTCGGCGACATGCTCAAGCTCAAGACGGGCGGCGGCTCGCCCCTGCTGACGATTCCGCAGGACGGCTCGATCACGCGGTTTGTCGGCATGCCCGTCAAGACGTCGGACAAGCACACCGTTTCATCCGACTCGCCGCCGAAGTACACCACGCTGCTGCTCAAACGCGGCGCCGTGGTCGTCTGGTACAACGGCACCCCGACGATCGAGACCTTCCGCGACATCACGGTGCCGAGCACCGCGATCGCGATTCACACCTGGTTTATCGCCTATCGCTACTCTCACGTGGTGGGCGGCACCTTGCCGGGTGTCGTGGCCCTACGCACGAACTAACGACCATGGGCTACTATCTCG